CATCAGAAACAGAAAGAAAAAGCCAAAAAGTTTTCTTATGAAGAAGCAAGAAAGAAAAAGGAAGCAAAGCAGCATTCCAAGAAAGCACAGGTCTATCAGGCAAATGAAGGAGAAACTCCTGGAAAGAAAAAATCCCGTTTGAAGTTTGGTGAAGGGGAATCTGTGAAAACAGAAAAAACTTCTGTTGTCAAGAAAGCAGGAAGTGCAACTTCCGTAGCATTGCACCGTGAGATCAGCAAAAATGAAGACGATAATGCGGCGGTAGAAGGTGCCCATAAGTTAGAAGAAAGCGGCGAAGGTGTTTACCGGCTGGAACAGAGAAGTGCCAGACGCAGGAAACAGTGGGCATCCAGAAAAAGAAGCAGACTTGAAAGACAGGAAGAGAAACAGGCACAGGCTGCATCCCATCAGGAGCAGAAGAAGCTGAAAAAACAGATTCAGAAGCAACAGATCAAATGGGATTATGCCAAAGCGAAGCGAAGTGAACAGACAGTAGGAACAGCTACAAAAGGTACGATTGATTATATTAAGAAGATTGGCGGTAAGGTCACCAACTTCTTTAAAGAAAATCGGAAGGTGTATATCAGTGTAGCAGTTCTGATCGGATTGATGTTTCTGATCATAACGAATGTCACGTCATGTTCTGCAGTGTTTTTACAAAATGTAATCACTTACACAGGGACCAGTTATCTGTCATCGGATCAGGCAATCCGGGAAGCGGAATTGTATTATACACAGCTGGAAGCTAATCTGCAGGAGCGGATCAACAACATGGAATCTGAAGAACCGGGACATGAGGAATGCGTTCCTGCTCTCGTGCCTCCACTTCCATGAGCCTTCGCTCAATATAGTGACGAATCAGAGCAAAAAAAATGCCGGCAACACCTCCGCTGCCAAGCACAGATAGACAAAATGTTTCGAGCATTACTCTTCCCCTCCGAGTGCTTTTAAGAGCCGATCCAGATTACCTCCGATTAACCAATCCACCAGTTTTCGCATAAGAACCTCCTTTCGCCATTAATAGATGCCAATGTGTTGCGCCTAAAAGGTCTATCTCTCGCATGCACCATACCTTACCTCCATGAAAAAAGGGAACCTCTACGGTTCCCTCATGCTTACATACTCTTCCTTTACTTCTTCAATAATCCCTGCGTCAAGTCTTTCATCTTCGCTCGCTTCTACATTCAGCATATTTCGCAAATGAGAAAGTTCGGTTGCCAGGCTCTTGATGAACCTGCTCTGCCTCACTATGATTTCATCCTGCTTTTCAATCATATCTTCATAGAATTCCACAAGTTCTAAAACCTGGTTTTCATCCATCGTCGTTACCTCCACTTGTATCTTGGTTTTTCTTCACCAAATATCCAATACCTCAGATGATCATCCAATACAATAGCTAATAGAGATAGGATATACCATGCCACAGTAAAAGGAAGACATATCTGTCCAATTATATTAAAAGGCATATTGCTGTAATCCCATATTCCAAGCCCCAATACAATATTCAAAATGTATCCGGAAAGGAACTCAATTGCAGTTATCCCGACAGCACAGATAAACATCTGTTTCCATATGAGCATATCCCATCTCAGAAATTCATTTATCGAACCGCAAAACAAGAAGCAAAGTCCGCCAACCAGTACCATAGGCAGTGAGCTGTACCCTCGCCATATCAGTTCGATCATGTAGTAAATCGTACCTCCTATAGCGAAAAGCACAGCGTTTCTGCCTATGGTCTTCAGAGTATTCATTTAACCTCCTTGTCGGCTGCCATTTCGGCCAGATAGTCCTTTAAAACTTCGGACTGATATTCTTCCGGGATCGGTGCTCCGTATTCAATCTTGGCGATTTCCGAAGCTTTGGAGCAGCCTTTGATCCACATGTTCAGTGAATTCGCATAGGTTGTGTGATAGCTTTTGAATTCCATTGCACCATTAATAATCTTCTGCATATCCTCAGCAGAATAATACCGGCACGGATTGCCGTCTTCATGGTATTCCAGTTTTTTGATGCCAGCGGTCAGCTGAGCCTGTTTTCCAAAGAGATTTAGCTGATCTTCATCTTTAAGGCTAAAGTGTTCCTTTCCAGACGAAATATCAATGTCCGTTCCTGCAAAAACTGTGCTCTGGCAGATCTGAGAAATCTCCTTTTTCTTTTCTGCTCGGTATGTTTCAACAGAAAGATAATCAGCATTGCAGCCTTCTTCTTTGTCTTTCAACTGATCGAACCAAAAATCAAGATCTGCAACTATCTCTTCCTTAGGAACGACACCTGCAGATACTTTAAAATAGATTTCATCAGCTTCCATACCCTGTGGTCCTTCATCTTTTTCCGGAAGCTGGACTTCGTTCTTACGAATCCATACATCAGCGGAACCATCTGGAAGAACAGCATAATGTGCCATGAGAATCGGTGTCTTTTCACACTCTGCTCTCAATGCAAAAACCATATCTGAAATATATTTCGTCCATGCAAGATTTTCTTCGTCTGCAGATAAACCAGGGAATTTTGCTCTGAACTCCTGTTTGTCAAATCCCGGCAGGCAGGCAATGTCTGCCCATGGAGTCTTTATTACTCCTGGTTCTGTAACAACATCTACATTTCTAATATTAAGCAGCATCCGTTCAAGAACTCTAAACTGAGCAGCTCCATCGTGATTTGGAGTGCCTCGCATCACGATCACATACTTCGAAAAATGTGCTAATGATGTAATGATGTTCGTTGCCGTAATCATTTCGTCTGAATACCTCACGGGGCCAACCTGTTCCTGATGAAAGATATCTCCTGATACACAAACGATATCCGGTTTCTCTTCTATAGCTACCTGTACCATATATTCCAAACATTTTACTGTATCCTGCGAACGGAGATTTACTCCGTCCACTACAGGTCCTTTAAACTGGCCAATATGCCAGTCAGCAGTATGAAGTATTTTCATTTGCTCATCTCCTTTACTGTTGCCTTCATTGCTGTGATCATGTTCTTTAATTCCGTTTCTAAAAGCGAAAAGTTCTCCTCGCTAATTCCGCAGAATTCAACGCCATCATCTCCCATCTTTTCTCCGATAAAGAGAATATTTCCAACAATGGGGCATCCATGTTTATCAAACTCGTAAAGATAACTTCCGATCAGATTTGCTTTGTTCGGCTTCAGTCTTCCCTCTTCATCGATCAGCATACTCACACACTTCCCTGGTTCTTTAACAGGGCTGGATGGCATTTTCAGTTCTGTGTATAATCTCTTTGGCATTACATGTTCTACAAGGTCACAGCCGTTTCCGATAAGTTCACACAGAGCTTTGTTATGTTCCCGGATGGTACCGGATGGAAATTCATGTACTGACATTTCCAATTCTGTTGATACCTTTATTATTTTCATCTGCGCCCGCCTCCTCTCTGGCATTTAATGCAAAGTGGCTCTCCGAATTTATTGATTGAATATTCGTAAACCCTTTCATTTATGACCTCACCGCATCTGGAACACTGGAAATCTGCCGATCTATCCGGCTCTGGTTCTGGCTCCGGTTCGGGAGCAATATCCGGCTCCTGCATTGGTGGATAATCATCTTCGTTTTCTGTATCCGAAGCATATGCTGGATTATTCAAATCATCCTGAGTAAATACTGTGCTTTCAGATTCGAAATCCACGCTCTTAACTGCTATCTGTGGTGTACCAAACATATTGTTCACGGAGTTCATGCCTTGTGTCAGCATTGCCTGTCTGACCTGTGGATCCGAGAAATCAGGTGAAAATATAACTGTTGGGATAGCGAAATTCTTCTGCAATTCCGCCTTTGTGTATGTGCCTTTTACACCAAGCAGAGCTCTTATAACACGAAGCTTCGCACCGGTCATAGCTTTTTCAGCCCAGGTCTTTTTCAGCAGTGCCATGTTTACCATGACGGAGCGATCAATGTATCTGTCTCTATCTTCTTTCGCAACCACAAAGGCCTGACATTTCTTCCCCCATTTATTCTTGGATTCCACCCATTGTCCAGAAAAGATTTCCGCAGCTGCCTGTGCCTGTTTTTCATCAGTAATGCCTTTTGTGGCTTTGTCAGCAAACTCAATGCGGTATTTTTCTTCTTCATCTTCCAGACAGATCACCTTCTGGTCAGTTTCTGTTCTGGCTGTTCCGTCAGCCTTGCGCATAGCTCCCTGAGCCTGTGCTCGATATGTAACCCGGTCGATACGCTCACCATATGTTTCCTTTGGATTGAACTGGATACCGGCTGCCATAGCCATTTTGTTGAGCAAAGGCTTAGATAAAGAAAACACATCTTCCCAGATGTCTTTTCCTTTCTCATCCTGCTTACCTGTCTTAACTGAGCCAACCTTGAAAATGTCTCCGCTGTTTTCGCCCAGATCAACCGGAACCTCTTCTACATGGAATTTGTAGAATGGATTAAGTTGCACATCCGTTGCTGTCGGCACCAGCAGGTTATAATTTTTGTATGCCGTTATAACTTCCGGCAAGCTTCCTAAAACCTCTTTCATCTACTTGATAACCTCCTATTTTTGTGATAAAATGACGATGACTTTAAAAACAAAGGGTCGATAACCTGTTTTTAAAAGTTCTGACTGGTCTTGGATAGGATCGTGGGTGCCGTCTACACTCCGCTTTCCCCTTATTATCCAAGACCTTTTTAATGTTCATCACCTCCTATAAACCAATTCAGAAACCCAAACAGTGCGATGCCGAATATTCCAACAAAAACTATTTCTGAGCCAATTTCATGGCTTCCTCTTTCGAGATAAAGCTTATTTGAAAGCATATTGTAAAGAATCGTGCTTGCCAGGACTGGAAGTGCATACTTCAAAGCTCTTGCAATAAAAAGGATTCTCTTTCTCACTTTCTCTTTCTTTTTGCGGATGCAGTATTTCTCATATTCTGCCTCATTGAATTCTCGCACCACGGACAAATATACCCTTGTTTTGGAATCTTCTGTGATATACTTATATTCCATGTCTTTGCACATATCCGGCACCTTGCATACATTCATTTCCTTGCCTCCTTGTCAATGAGAATCAATTCCTTTGCGATAACGCTCTGCAATGCCATTCTGTCCATTTCGTGCCAGCTGATCGGCACCGGGCTGTTGTCCATTGCATTCAGGATCCGCTCTGCGGCCTGATGATATTTTTCAAGATCTTTTGCTGTCAGCATCTTTCCCTCCTATACTGCCAGGCGAAGCTGGCCATTTTTTTCTTCTTTCATCATCTTTTCAACAAATGCAGTTGCTTTTTCTTTTCTTTCCATTTCGATCAGGCGTTCTTCATGGCAACTGCACTGTTCTCCCGGATCCAGATACGCTCCGCAATCCGGGCAGATTCTATAAAAAGCCATCGCATCCACTCCTTTCATTCAATCATGTATAATTTGTTAAATGCCTTTTTGGGGATTTTCCCTGACGGATACCCCTTGGCAAGCTGTCCATCGGCTATCAGGTCCGATCTAAGGGAACGTATCATGCGATATGCCGTATCCCTGCTCACACCCATCATTTCTCTGACCTCAGCGGCTGTATAGTAAGAACGTTCCGCAGATGTAAGCTTTTTGATTACACCGTTTGTATTTTCCATACCAAGCACCTCATTCCAGATTTCTCTCAATCCAATTTTTCAGATTCTGTGTGATCTCGTTCACTTCATCCAATGTCTGAATGATCTTTTTCAGCTCCGGTTTTTCCTCTTCTGAGATAATTCCGTCTGCCGTTATATCAAGAAGCGATTCCTTTGCCTCGTTTATCTTCTTGAAAGAAGAAAGCATTCTCAGGCTGATTCTATCCAGCCCTGCATTCTCGATCTTTGGCATATTCTTTCCAAGCGGGCACATCTCACGGCAATAATTTCCTTTCAATTCTGGTGCCTTATAGCAGTCAGCCATCAAAAGGACCTCTTCCTGATATGGTATTGTGCTCCCAAGTTCGATTCTGGCTAGCCTTGTGCGATCAATTCCTATTTCTTCCGCAGCACCTTCTCTGCTGCTCAGACGCTCATTTGACTTTGCCGCCTCATATCGTGCCTGGCAAAACATATTAGCCGCTGCTTTCGTAGCAAATTTCGACATTTTTTTCTCCTTCTATAAGCTATATAATCAAGTTATGGTAATTAGATTGTGTACTCTGTATCGATATCCAGAGCCTTGCTGATTTTTTCAGCAAGTGCAGGTGCATACATTCTTCCATTTATGGTGGTTGTCACATAGTTC